AGAATGGGCCAATAGAGGTCTTAATCTTTGGACCATAGATTATTGGTATGAAACCCTAGTTGCAGGGACAAATAATTTTGCGCTTGATCAAAAAGTTGTGGACATAGTTGACGCTACAATTACTACAACTGCCTATGATGCTACTGATAGTACACCTGTAGCTCGAGATTTAGCAAGTAATAGCGCCACTACTGATGTTAATGTTACTAAGATTTCTAGAACAGAGTATATGAATTTAACTAGAAAGACTCAAAAAGCTAGTGGAGGAGATGCGAGACCTACTCAGTTTACTATGATTTCAGGGGCAAGCACTTATAGTGATATCACAGATGATACAACGGCTACAAGTGGAAGACCTGAACAAGACACAAGAGTATGGCTCTATCCTACTCCGGATAAGGCTTATGTCTTTAAATACTTTTATATTAATAGAATTGAAGATGCAGGAAGCACTAGCGCTGGATATCAGAATAGTGTTGACGTGCCTTATATGTTTCTTCCTTGCTTGACGGCTGCATTAGCATATTATATAAGTGTTAAAAGAGCTCCTATGATGAGTCCTATGTTAAAAAGTATTTATGATGAAGAATTTGAACGTGCTGCCGATACTAATAGAGAAAGAGTCTCGTTTAGAGTTAAACCAGCACAAGCATATATCCCATAGGAGATAATATGCCAAAATGTGAATGTGGTCCTGATTGCAATTGTGGAGACAATTGCCAATGTACAGACTGCGAATGTAAAAAGGAGGAAAAATGAGTAATTCAAACTGGAATAAATCTACAGCTAATAGCCGTGAAGCTTCTGGAAAGAAAGCCGGCGTATGGAGTGACAGAGGACAAATAGACGCACCTAAAGCTGTTAAAGCCGGAGCTATTACTACTAAAGGCATTGCACCTACTAGTGAAGGAAAAGCTTCTGGTGGAACACCTTTTAAAATTAGTAAAGGAAAAGTTACTGGGTCTACACAAGGTGTAGGACTTGCCAGAAAACAAACTTATACTTGGACCTAATATATGGCTTACGCTAGCGGTAAACGTTCTAAATTTATTTCCGATCGTAGCGGATTACAATTTCCTTATACGGAAATGGTTACGGAATGGACAGGAGCTAAAGTGCATACAAGTGAATATGAACCAAAAGCACCTCAGCTAATGCCACATGAGCATTCACCTGATCCCCAAGCATTAGAATGGGCAAGACCCGCAAGAATAGAACCACCTACTTTAATTTTATTACCTGATAATCCATTTGAAACTTATTCTTCTGGGTCACAAGTTATAAATGTTCTTTCTCCTAATCATGGAAGATCAACCGGGGATTCTATAAGATTTAGAGGAACTCCTTTTGTATCTTCAGAAACAGATAAATTTGCTGATTGTGGAGCAGTGGATGGCATTACAGGAGCAGTTCTTTGTGCTGATGCTGGCTATACAATTACAAAAGGAAAATATGTAACAGGATCTAGTGATGATTCTGATGATTGGTATTATTTTTCAACTGGATCTTCCACAGCTACAACTGGTGGAATTAAAGGAGGAGGTTATCCTGTCTCAGCAGGACCTGTTACTCAACTCTCATAATGACAACATACGCGCAATTAACACAACAGATATTAGATTATACAGAAGTTAGCACAGATGTTTTAACTTCAACCATTACCGACGATTTTATTCAACATACTGAAAATGAACTTGTAAAAGAATTGGATATTCCAGCTTTTCATGCTTATCAATATACAACTTTTACTGCCTCTAACCCTTTCTTAATTGTTCCCGGAGGATCAGCTCCTACACCATCTACATTTTCTGTCATAAGAAGTGTTAATATTGTAGCTGATACAGCTTCTGCTACAACTACAGGGGATAGAACATTTTTAGAGGAAAAGGACAGATCTTTTATGAATGAGTACTGGCCAAATAGAAACTTGACAGGTACTCCTAAATATTATACACAATGGGATTATAACAGTATATATGTTGTCCCAACTCCAAGTTCAGGATTGACTTTTGAACTGGCATTGAGTAAACTGGATCAGGCTTTATCAAGTACTAATACAACTTCTTGGTTAAGTCTTAACGCTCCAAAGGCGTTATTATACGGTTGTCTTGTGGAAGCTTTTCAATTTTTGAAGGGTCCCATGGACATACTGCAGATGTATACACAATCATATGCTGGGGCCGTTCAAGCCGTAGCTATGCAACAAATGGGTAGAGCGAAACGAGACGAATATATGCACGGTGCAATAAGAATTCCTCGTCCATCGATTCAACCTCAACTAGGATCAATAAAGCCAATGGGTGGCTCGACACAACAAGGAGGACAATAAAATGGCAATCACGCAAGCTGTTGCAAACAGTTTTAAAACACAAGTATTAACTGCAGTTCATAATTTTACTGCGACTACAGGGGATACTTTTAAAATTGCTTTGTTTACTAACTCCGCTACATTAAATAAATCAACGACTGTTTATGATTCAACAGACAACGAAGTATCAGGAACTGGGTATACTGCAGGAGGAAATTCTTTAACTAGTGTTACTCCAGTATTAAGTACTGATACAGCTGTTTGTGACTTTGCAGATTCGTCTTGGTCAACTGCGACTATCACTGCAAGGGGAGCATTAATTTACAACTCTAGTGAATCAGATAAAGCGGTTGTAGCCTTAGATTTTGGCGGGGATAAAACATCGACAGCTGGAACGTTTACCATACAGTTTCCAGCAGCAGACGCATCGAACGCTATTCTTAGACTAGCGTAGGAGCTTAAATGGCATTAGTAATTAATGACCGTGTAAAGGAGACCTCGAGCACAACCGGAACGGGGGCAATGACCTTTGCCGGAGCAACGTCAGGTTTTGAAACTTTTTCAGCTGGTATTGGTAATTCAAATACCACATACTATGCAATTGTTAATACTGACACTCCTACAGAGTGGGAAGTAGGGTTAGGAACCTTAGCTGCTGATAGTTCAACTATTACACGTACAACACCAATCTCTAGTTCAAATAGTGATAGTGCAGTCAGTTTTGGTGCGGGGACAAAAGAAATATTTTGCACACTCCCAGCAAGCAAAGCTATAATTAAAAATGCTGATGGAAATATTGATTCTCCTAGCGCAACTCAATTAGATATTGTTGCTCAAGGAGATCTTAGACTGCAGGATTCAACTGGTGGAGAGCATATTGCTCACCAAGCATCAGGAACTACAGTTACATATACAGTTACTTGGCCTGCTGGTGTTGCAACTGCCAATGGGCAAGCTTTAAAATCAACTACTGCTGGAGTCCTATCATGGGGAACTGCTGGTACTGCATGGCAAGGAATTAAAACAGAAGCTTATACTGCGGCAGCAGGAGAAGGAGTTTTTGCCGATACAGCAACTACAGGGGCATTTACAGTGACACTTCCTGCATCTCCAAGTATAGGAGATGAAGTAAGTATTATTGATTGTGTGGCAAATGCCGCAACGGCTAATATAACAGTTGGAAGAAACTCGGAAAATATACAAGGAGCAGCAGCGGATTTAACAATTTCTACTGACAATGCAGCAATAAAACTGGTATACTCAGATTCAACAAACGGATGGAGGCTAGCAAATAACGACTAATGGCTAATTTACAACAATTAACAGGTAGAAGTGAAGTAGGTGCAATTAAGCCTTGGGGCAAGACGACAGCTCCTGATGGCTACGTCCTTTGTGATGGTGCATCTCTTGTCAGAACAGGAACCTATGCGGATTTATTTGCTGTCATAGGAACAACTTATGGTACGGCTGATGGAACACATTTTAATGTTCCAGATCTTCAGGGTAAGGCACCTCAGGGATACGATGGTAATACCTATAATTTAGCAGGAACTGGAGGCGCGAATACTGTAACAGTATCCGTGACTAATAACCAGGCTGTTAATAGCACTTTGGCAAATAACCAGGCTGTTACGGCTACAAGTACTGTAGCCAACAACCAAGCAGTGACAGTGACAGGAAACATTGCAAATACTTCTTTAACTACCGCTCAATTAGCTTCTCATAATCACAACTGGAGATGGGGAAGTGGACAAGCACCTAGTGGTACAAATAAATTGGGAATGAATTTTCCTGGAGTGAATAGTGCAAACTCAGCTCCTCCCGCAGGAGGATCAAGTAATACTGCTGTTGATAATGCAGGATCAGGAACAGGACATACTCATACACATACTTTAGCGGGAACGATGACAGGAAATGTGGCTGTGACAACTACAGGAACACTGACAGGAAATGTGGCCCTAAGTAATGCTCTAACAGGAGCGGTTACTGCCTCAGGAACAAATTCATTTTCGCCATACGTGGTAGTAAACTATATTATTAGATATTAAAAATGGCTACCCAAATAGTAATTTCGTATCAAGATTATATAGATGTAGATGGTGGCAATTTTATTATCCAATGGGCAGATAAAGGAAATTCAATGCCTACTTTACCGGACAATACTCATTATGTAGTTTTTAATGATGCTGTCGGTCCTAATGAAATTCAAACAAAAAATCCCTCTACAGGAAATATGACAGGAAATACTGATTTGAATTCAGCAAGTGATAGTGTAGGAAATACTACGATTCAAGATTTATTGGATTGGGGAACTACTAGACAATTACAAATTGAAACTGCACAACTTCAGCATGATGAAGCTTATACGACTGCTTTGGTTGCACATGAAGATGCAGGAAATCCTACAGAGACTTTTGTATGGGATAAGACTTGGCCAGACTACGATCCTAATTATTCTTAAATTTCTTCTTTTAAATCTTTATACGGACCATTTTTATCTACATAATGTAGGAATGCTTGATGGTGGCAACTAGGACTAGGTTGAGTAAATACAGGACGCCAATGTTCTATTTCACATCCCTTGTAGATTACACCGTCGCCTGACTCTATTACAATAGGAATATCTCCCATGCACAAAGGCCATTTATATTTTTTATCAGCATAAAAAAAATTTAAAGTTAGAGATAGACTGATTTCACACGCAGGACGATCGGTATGTTTTTTTAATTCGGATCCTGGAAAATAAATTCTATTATAACAATACGTAGGCTGGAGATTTAATCCTGTTTCTTTTTCCATCCGAGGATGTAGAAAATGTAATAAATGTTTATATATAATTTCGTCTTTGGAATGAGCGCAATGGGATTGAGGAGCTTGATCATCTCCTACCCATTCTGTCGTATTTAAAGAAAAACTAGTGAGATAATTAACAAGATCCTTATCTATCATTTTTTTAACATGTTTATATTTTTCTTTCATCAATGAAACCACGTCACAATTGAATGCCTATCACCGTTTGTTACAGAAGTAACAGCATGGGGAAAACAAAAATTACTAGGGAACATTAATATAGTTGCAGCTTCTTTTTTCACGATATATTTTCCTTTAAAGAAGGTAAAATCTCCACCATCATAATTATCATTTAAGATTATAGAACAGCTTAATATACGAGGATGTAAATCAAAATGATCGGTATGTTCTTTATATTCTCCTTTTTCTGATCCTTTATAAAGGAGATGCTGATATCCTGTGTCTTCGCAGGTTAATCCTAATGTAAAAGTAGGTATATCTTTTGCGTATTTTTTTAGAGCCCTTCCCACTATATCAAAAATGGCGGATTCAAATTGTTTGTCCAAAACCTTGTTATAACAATTTCTATGAGAAGTAAGATCACCCGCATCTACAGTTGCAGGAAGAAATTCTAAATCTTTTTGATTAATTATTTCCTGGCATAGTTCAACAGAAATAAGATTGGAATATATTTTTATATATTCGTTCATTTAATCCATACCACAATAACATGACGATCTCCTTTAGAGACTGGACCTACGGCATGAGGAAAACAAAAATTACTTGGAAACATAATAGCACTTCCTTGCTTCTTTTTAATGACATATTCCCCATTAAAAAAATAAAAGTCCCCTCCTTCATAATTATCATTTAATATTATAGAACAGCTCAATACCCGTGGATATACATCATAATGATCAATATGCTCTTGAACTTCACCACCTTCGTTTCCTTTGTAAAGCATGTGATGATATCCAGTATCTTCTCCCACTATCCCCATTTTTAAATACTTAAATTCTTCGGAGTAGGTAGATAAAAGTTTACCAACAATGTCATACATTTTTTTATTAAATTCAGGGTCTACTGTTTTTTGATAACATTTTCGATAGCTATCTAATTCTCCTTTTCCAACACTTCCTTTCTCAAATCTATCTTTTTTGCTAATTATTTTCTGGCATAGTGTAGGAGAAATTACATCAGGATAATATTTTATATATTCTTCAATTTTTATCATTTAAAACTTTTTTTATTCCAGAATAATGATTTATATCGATTAAGGAAGACACTCATTAATAAGCCTAAAGTTTTGGAATGACCAGGTTCATAAATGAAGCCCGACCACATTTTCCATGATTCTCTTTTAAAAGGAATAACCTGTACCATTGGATCTCCTTTTTTAAGGATAAATTGCCTATCACGTTTAAAAAGCATAAAAGGAAAATGAACAGTATTTATATAAGTATCTGTATCAACAATTCCATCAATAACTTGTATTCGTTTCTCTCCATATCTATTCAAAGGTTGTGTAAACAAACAACTATATCCTGGAGGAGTTTTAATAAGCCATTTATTAATAAATTTACCTGCGTGTTCTCCTGCTTTTTCATGCCATTCTTTTGGCAATTGTGCTTTATCATGATAACCAATATCTTGATCCTTACGTGACGCAGCAGTAACCGAGAATTCTTTTTCTACAGGATCTATCAGATAATCTTGATCAAAAGGGATAATATAACCTGCTGTCATTGAATCAAGGAAAGGCACACATACTTTTACTGTAGGTGAATGAAAATTTCCTTTCGCGTAACGTTCTAGGTTCCTATATTCTTTAGGTATAAAATGACTTGCTGGTTTTGGGTGTGGCCATATATCCAACATATTTAGATCAGTCGCTGTAAATTTAATTTGTTTTGGTAACATTATTCCGTTGCAATATTCAAAAGTATTCTAGTCTGTGTATCCGTTTGAACAAGTCCAGAGTGCTTATATAGGTTATCAAAAATTAATGCCTCATTCTTATTTGATGGATAGCGTTTATTTTTAATTACTGTACCACCATTACAAGTTGTGAAATTAAGAATAGTAATATTAACATTTTCCCGTGGTTTGTCATTATCATTTATATCTGTATGAGCCAGATGCTCTATTATTTTATTCTGATTAGTATAAAGATTAAGTTTCATTCTTAGGAGTTTTTTAAATTTAATTTTACTATCTAAAAAATATATAATAGGTTCAAATTCCTTGAAAGCATTACTGGCTGGACCATGCTCAAATGCAAATAAAACATGAGCAAACATAAAATGATCGTCTTTCGTATCGCTGAGTGTTTGTGACTCCCAAAACCAACAAAAATTATTACTAGTTACTATATTATATAAATGATTAAAATATATAGAAGGCAATAAATTTTTTTCTATTTTAACCATTTTCATGATTTATTTTTTGGGGGTTCCAGTACAAAATTAAAGGACATGGATCGTCTAACCTCGTTAGGTTTTTTAGTCTTGAATGGCATTACACAATGAACATGGTCTGCTCGAAATACATAAAAATCTCCTACTTTAGGTTGAGCCCATATAAGTTCTTCCCCTTCTCGTGAAAAAAAGCCGAGCATTCCGTCTTTAAATTTGTGAGGGTCTTTTGCATCATTAATAAATTTTGGAATTTTTAAAAAAAGAACAACCGAATATCCTGTATTATTATGATGAGTATGAGGAGGATTATATTCTCCTTCCATCATATCATTTACCCAACATCCTATAATATTAAGATTGTATCCTTTTTCTTTTATCGCATCTTTAGTAATTACAGTTGTAATGGGAACCTTTCCTCCTATGGAGATATCCTCTTCTTTTATGAATACATTTAAGACTGGAGAACATCCATATTTAAGTTCTGCCTTAATGTAGTTATGCAAACAATCGCACAATTTATTAAAAATGGTAGTGTTCTGTATAATAGGGAGTAAATCTAATTCGGAATCTATTCGTCCAGCTAAACGTGGACCATAGCTCATTAAATGATTTTTTGCCCCTTCATATTTTTTATTCAAATCATCTATATTATTTTTTGGTATTTTATATTTTTTTATTATTTTTCCAGCAATAATTAATTTTCCTGTCATTATTTACACTCCAAGAATATACCAACAGATATTCTCCAAAAAGGAAGATCAACACGAACTGGCATTGCATCATGTAGATCATCAGTCTTGGATAAAACAAAGCTACCAGGCTTAAATTTTATTGTTTGATCTTCAATTTGTAATTCCCCTCCCCAGTCATCCTTCCAATATCTCGTTAAAAATCCAACTAATGAGTAAGATCCTTTATGCGTATGAAAATGAAAACCGCCTTTATTTTGTTGCGCGTTTAATAAAATACCTGTAATTTTATAGGATCCTAAATCGAATTTATATTGTTCTCTTAACATCCTGTTGACATTTGTTACTACTCCGATAAAGAACCCATACCAATAATGATTGAAAATTTTATCTTCTGTATTTACTACGAAGGTGGGGTATAGAGAAGAAACTTTATCTTCATAAACACTATCTATTTTCCAATTTTGATCTACAAGTAAATTATATGCAGATTTTACTTCATACTCATTTAAGACATTATCTAAAATGTATATATTCTTCTTCATAATAGCTCATTTTTTCTATATATTCTAGCATCACTGTGATTATGATGATTTCTTGCTATATATATGAAATATGGTAAAATGTCAATAAATAGAACACAAGGTACCTCACATTAATGGCAATAGATATACAATCATTTGGGTATGGCACATCCTCATTTGCCCAGTTTGCATTTTCAGGCAATGAATTTCCAACCTACGTCCTACCAAGCGGAAGTAGCACCACCAGTTCTGTTGGTAGTATTACCCAATTATCGACTACTACTGTAGAACCTACTGGGTCGGCTATAACTTCTAGTACTAACTTTGTTACTGTATATCCTGGGCCAGAATCCAATGATACTGCCTTTGGTGAAGTAGCCTTTGCGGAAGATGCTTTTGCAGGTTCTAATGTAAGCTTATACTTCTCTGTGACTGGCTCTAGTATGACTTCCAGTGTTGGAAGTGTGTCTTCTGTCACAGGAACAGCTAATATAACACCTACTGGATCTGCTGGAACTTTCTCAATAGGTACTGAAATTATAGAAATTGGAGTTCCTGTTACAGGTTCTTCCATGACCTCCAGTGTAAGTAGTATTACTATTGATATTGGTGTTACCGCATCTCCAACAGGGGCGGCAGCAACATTCTCAACAGGAACCCTGCTTATAGAAATAGGAGTAGATGTTACAGGATCAGCGATTACATCCAGCGTTGGGTCTGTAACTACCTATAGAGGACCTGAAACTAAAGACACCGCATTTGCTGAGGATGCCTATGCAGCACAGCCTTTTGCTGGATCCAATCAAAGTACCTACGTCACTCCTGGCGGAAATGCAGCAACGTTCTCTACAGGATCCTTGACAATTACAGGTACAGCACTTATAACACCTACTGGGTCTGCTGGAACTTTTAGTATTGGCGATGTTGTCATTGCGTCCATTTATGATGCAACTGGAAGTGCGGCAACATTCAGTGTCGGAAATGAAACTGTTACTGCTGGGGCTCTTGTAACACCTACTGGATCAGCTGGCACATTCAGCATTGGGGACGTTGTAATAGAAATTGGCGTTCCAGTAACTGGATCAGAAGCAACATTCAGTATAGGAAATAGCACTATTCTGGCAGGAGCTGTTGTAAGTGCAACTGGAAGTGTGGCGACATTTAGCACTGGAACTGTGAATCTAAGTGTATGGAATAAAGTTGATGATAGTGCTGATAATACATGGACTGAAGTAGAAAAAACTTAAGGAGGATACATGGCTGATTCGACAATATTAAATCTGGACCTCCAGGCAACTGGCGCGAATGCTGGAACGTGGGGAACAGTCACTAATGAAAATTTACAGAAAATAGAGAAAGGAATAAAAGGATATAAGGCTGTTGATGTGGCTGGAAGTGGAACTACCAGTTTGACAGTTGCAAGTGGAACGTCTGGAACAAGTGATGAACAAAGTAGAGCTTCCCTTAAATTTACTGGAACACTCACAGGTAACATGGCTGTTGAATGTGAGGCTGTGGAAACTTGGTACTTTATTGATGATAGTTCTAATCGTGGTGCGGGACCATATACGCTTTCCTTCGGGCCGGCTGGTGGAACAGCTGTTAGTCTCCTGGCAACTACAGGAGCAAAATATATTATTTATACAGATGGATCGACAGCATTTGATGTGCTCGCCGATGCCGGAAATGTCACAGCAAATGGAACACTAACTGCTGGTGGAAATGTCAGTTTTGACACAGGAACATTTACTTATAATACTTCAGAAGGGGATTATGACGCACGCTTTGCAGGTGATTCTGAAACTAACCTTCTTTATATAGATGCAGGTACTAACCGTGTAGGAGTTAAGACAAATGCTCCTAATGCGGATTTGGGAGTAGATGGAACATTACAGGTAACAGGAAATGTTGACCTTGACGGAGGCTCATTTACCTTTAATGACAGCCAACAGGACCGGGATGCAAGATTTGAAGGAGATACTCAAGAGTTTCTTTTAATGATTGATGCAAGCACTGACCGTGTAGGCATTAATACAGAGACACCTACAGCTGACTTTAACGTGGAAGGTGCTGTCGTATTCAATGACGCAGGAGAAGACAAGGATTTCAGGGTGGAAGGTGATACGGACGCTGCCTTGATGATCTCCGACGCCAGCGAGGACAAGATAGGAATAGGGGTTCTCACCCCAGCTAATGCTAAAATGGAGATTAATCAAAATAGCGCGACAGGAGCCATAGCATGTCTCTCATTAGACCAGGATGACGAAGATAAACAATTTATTTATTTTGATGGAGCAGTAGAGAGTGATAGTACAGGTAATCTTTCTAATTCAACCGCAACAGATGGCACTAAAAACGGCGCCATTAAAGTGTATATTGATGGAATAGGGGATTGTTGGATTAGGGTTTACACGACAGCCGTATAGGAGTTTAAATGCCACTTATCAAGATGCCATTTCAACCTGGTGTCAACAAACAAGTAACAGAATATGGGGCCGAGGGGACTTGGTTCGATTCAGACAACATGCGTTTTCGTTATAGTCTTCCTGAGAAGATTGGAGGATGGGATAAGGTAACAAGTGATGCATTGTTAGGGGCCACACGAGGAATCATTACATGGTTCTCTCTCGATGGTGACCAATATTCTATTGTAGGAACAAACAAGAAGCTTTATACTTTTGCACAAGGGGCGTGGTATGACATCACTCCCACTCGCTCTTCTGGCAATTCCATTACCCAATTTGAGACAACTGCCGCTTCAAGCGATGTCAGTGTTACTGACGCAGCACATGGAGCCATTAAAGGAGATTTTGTAACTATTACTTCAGCTACAGCTCCTTCAAGCAGCTCAATAACTGACGCTCAACTAGAAGGTGAATTTGAAATTCAATCCATAACTTCTACATCTGTTTATGTTATTACAACCACTGGAACCGAGGGTGTAGCTGGAAAAACAGGGGGATCAGCAACAGCTGCATATGAAATAAATACTAACCCACCCACTTCCGTTCTAGGATATGGATGGGGAACAGGACCATGGGGTGGAGTAAGTGGGGGACCAGGATGGAATACTTCACGCTCTACACTAGCGGCTCCTAACAGCGTTCAACTGGATTCAGGTAAGTGGTCATTAGATAACTGGGGCGAGGATGCCTTATGTCAACATCTTAATGGTAAACTTTACTATTGGGACACGTCAGGAGGATTAGCAGATCCTATGACGAATATCGCTACCAATACAACAGTTTCAAATGCACCTACTCAAAGTCGTTTGATGATCGTTTCAGGAACTGATCGCTTCATTATTCTTCTAGGAACAGAGACAACCATAGGGGACACTTCTACACAGGACGACATGTTTATTCGGTGGTGTTCACAAGATGCGGTTAATACATGGACACCTACTACAACCAATACAGCAGGATCCCAACGACTAACAGACGGAAGCCGAATTATTTCTGCCAAACGTTCACGTGGTGCTGTTCTTGTATGGACTGATACAGCTCTATATCAAATGCAATTGATTGGCGCTCCATTTATTTTTGGATTTTCTCAATTAGGATCTGCATGTGGAACAATAGGACTTCATGCAGCAATTGAAATTAATGGTACAGCATTCTGGATGGGGCGTGATTCTTTCTTCCAGTTTGATGGAACAGTTCAAAAAATTCCATGCAGTGTGGAAGATTATGTCTTTACTGATATTGATACGGCTAATCAAAAAGATACCTTTGCTGCAGCCAATAGTGAATTTAATGAAGTTACCTGGTTTTATCCCACAGCTGGGGTAGATCAGATTGATCGTTGTGTCACTTATAATATTAAAGAAAGAGTATGGAGTGTAGGAAGTTTATCACGAACAAGCTGGGCTGATAAGGGAGTTTATAATTTTCCCTATGCTACAACTTATGAGCCAACAGATACAACTTCTACTATTACAACCATCACTGGACTAACAGCAGGAAGAACATTCATGTACGCGCAAGAGAAAGGAAACAATGCAGATGGCGCAGCGATGACTTCCTATGTGGAATCAGGGGAGTTTGTTATTCCTCAAGCAGGAGAAAATCTTATGTCAATTAAAAGATTTATTCCAGATTTTAAGAATCTAGCAGGAACGGTAAATATTTCACTGAAGTTCCGTGACTATCCAACATCAACGCAAAGGACAAACGGACCTTTTGCAGTAACGACATCAACAACTAAAATTGACACTCGTGCACGTGGGCGTCAGGGAGCAATACGAATAGAAAGTTCAGCTATTGATACGGCGTGGAGATTTGGAACTTACCGTGCAGATATAAGACCAGGAGGATTAAGATAATGGCACAGATAACCCTACCAAGATTACCGCAGGCGCCAGAGGAATATAGTTCTGCACAGATTAACCAACTTGTGACGTCTTTAGATCAATTAATTCGTCTTTTAAACAGTTCCTACACCCCAGAACAATTAAGGAACGATGATGAAGCCGTGGCGTGGTTCATAGGATAGATGGCTAATACGTATAAAAATTATAAGATGGATTTAGTGGATACTGACAATGAATCAGTGTATACTGTACCGGATGCAACTACTGGAATTATTAAATCAATTCTTGTGTCAGAAGATACAGGTGCTACACCTACTATCACTTTGACTTTAGTGGATTCATCTGCTGCTGTTTTCAGTCTTTTTAAAACAAAAGCCTTAACAGCCAATGGAACACTGGAATTATTGACAGAGCCTTTGGTGGCACAACAAAATGAAATAATTAAGGCACAAGCGTCTGCGGGGAATCAGCTCCACATCGTGATTTCTGTGCTTGAGATAAGTTAATACTTGATATATGATAAAAAAATGCCTATAAACAATGATGAAGTAATTGAATACGTTACAGTTAACGGCGAGAAGGTACCTAAAATTGTCGTTCCTGCAACTGTAACAATTACACACAAACTAACTGGGAAAGAGTATGCCTCTGATGAGGAAGCTCAAGCCGACGTGGATAATCCTAGCACGCCAACTCAACAAGAACATATACAAAGAGATGTAAGTATTGAAGTTGCACGCATAAAAGATATGCTCAGCGGAGGAGGACTATAGTGGCACAAAATCCACATTTCGATAGAGAAACAATTACAGAAGATATTGGGTTTAGAGGACCTCACGTTGATTTTAATATTGATGAAAGAATAATTGACACGCGTACGCCTACACAGGCATGGACTCCAGAAGGAGAATACGGGCAGCACGGTGAACATAGTGGATGGAGATTACAGGAAGATCCTCCTTCCTATAAATCAGACTGGCAAGATTATCCGGCGGATGAGTTCACAGGAATACAATCAAACGTACCATCAGATGGTGGTTTTTTAAAAGAGATTTTTGAAGGGTTGTATGGTGTTGGATTTGACACACCTTACGCATGGAGGCAGGACGAAGACTTATTAGCGAAACGAAAATATAATCAATATCTAGAATTTCAGAACCAAAACCGAGACCGATTTAATCCAGAACCTGGACCTTGGAATGAGTTTAATCCACGAAGTCGTTATGGAAATGTTATTGAACAGGATTGGGGTGAAGACTTACTAGCTAACCTAGATAATTGGGAATTATTTCATCTTATGGGCAATGGCTATACGTTAGAAGAAGCTCAAGAAATACTTGAAAGACAATTAGGATAAACATGGGCTGGCTAGATCAAGGTTTAAAAAACATATTCAAGGGCGGAAAGGAATTTCTATCAAGCCCTGCAGGAATCATGGCACTAGGAGTTCTCGCTCCTTATGCATCTCCGTGGATGGCAAAATTTGGAGCGACTGGATTAGGTAAAACAGCTTTAGGAAAGGGAGCATCAAGTTTATTAGGATCCCCAATGATCTCGAACGCTCTCAAGAACGCGGCGATGAACTACGGAATTGCGACACTAACAGGATCAAAGCATCCTGGAAAGGCTGCTCTATGGGCTGGTGCGGCGTCACTGCCATTCACCTATTTGCAAGGGGCACAGGCGGCAGGCGCATATAATAAAGCGGCTAAATTGGCTGGAAGCGACCAAACGGCCAACTGGTGGGACTATGCACGAGGAACAGACATGGCTCCTATTGAAACTATCACAGGCGGAGATATTACAGGATGGAAAGACATTAGCCCTAAATCAACTACAATGATTGAAGACATAGGTGGGAGAGCAGATATGAATCCTGGAGATTTATCCAGTATTGATTGGGATGCTTTAGATGCTGGCACTTCTATGAAAAGAATTGATGTTCCTCAGGCAGGACGCGTAGGTAATATTTATTCTGATGTTGTAAAAACACAAGAAACTCTTCCAGAAATTGGAGGATATTTCACTCGCGATGTTACACCAAAAACATTAGAGACATTGGCAGGCAATCCAGGAATTGCGGGCATGGGACCAATGCTCGGACTCGAGAACATTGATATTATGGCATCACTTATTCCACAGGTCGCAGGACTGTACGGCGGACGAATGAGCGACGAGGAACGATGGCTCGCGGCGCAAGAGAAACAGATTAGAATGTGGGCATTCCAGTTCGGAATCCCTTACGAGGAAGCGAAGGAAATCTGGGCTGAAGGATGGAGAAATCCATACTATCAAACCAAGACGCCTCAGGACTACGGAAAATTTGCCAACCGTGGTGGATACATAGACGACTATACTGCAGGTGGAAAGGCCGTTGGTCCAGGGACCGGGAAATCCGATTCCATACAGCCAGTGGCACTCTCCAACGGCGAGTTCGTATTTACTGAAAAGGCAACAAACAATTTTCCAGGGGGAGCGGAAGGACTTTATTCATTAATGAACAGACTCGACCCTGAATCAGAGACCCCACAGGAGGCACGCGCATAATGGCAGTAGGAAACTATCCATGGGGAACAACGATGGGAACGCAGACCAGTGGAATGTCGCCAGAGATGGAGGCAAAATTCCTATGGCTCATGGATCAGGCACGAGAGACTGCCAGACCATCTGCTGCAGGACCTCTTCCAGCGCAAGAGGTTGCTGAATTTACCACATATCAAAAACAGGCACTTGATAAGGCCTATGAAGGAATAGGGGCGTGGCAGGATTATCTAGGACAGGCACCCGAGTACGATGCAGAGGGAAAACAGATCAGAGCAGGAACCGGAATGGTTTCGGACTTTGATCCTGAATCCTACAAACAATATCTGGATCCTTATCAGGACTACGTAACGCAGGGAATAGAGAAACAATATGATACGGCGATCAACCAAGCCAATCTAAGTGCCGCAGGAAAAGGAGCTTTTGGTGGATCACGACAAGGAATTATGAACGCTGAATTACTCGGAGGAAAGGCAATGGGGGTTGGACAGTCCCTTTCCCAAGGATTCGGTACGGCAATGGGATTAGCGAGGGGGGACTTCGAAAATAAAATGCAACGGTATGGCACAGCCGCAGGAATGACACAGCAACTAGGACAGGGAGACGTTGCGTCTCTCATGGGAGCTGGATCAATTCAACAGCAGCGTAATCAGCAAATGATGGATGCACAGTATCAAGCAGATTTAACAAATAGATATGACCCAATGCAGCGGTTCGGATGGATGTCTGACATCTTCCGTGGCGTACCATCAGGTCAAATGGCAACAACCATGGGAACCTCTCCACAAACAAATCCACTATCACAGGCGATAGGTGCAGGAATTTTTGGAGCAGGAGTCGCACAGGGTTGGCAGAATGTAGGATAGGGGGATAAATGGTAGCATACCTTAGACCTTTATTCAAAGTTGGCTATGAGGCCATGAAGGCGGCGGCAAGAAATAGATCTAAATGGCCTGGAGGAGCTCGTGACTTAGCAGCAACACGACAGTTACTAGGCACTTCAACAAAGGATGTTAAATCATTTGGAAAGAGAGCATGGCAGACCTATATGGGCCTGGAGGCATTAGGTTCAGAAGGTCTTGAAGCCGTACAGGAAGATACAAGTCCACAGATAATTCCACTTCCTGGAAAGTTAACAGGACCAGTTGATACTCCTAAGCCTAAGGTTGAAGAAGTAGTGGAAGAAACAGAAATATTCAATAAGAACAATAAGGAAGACGTAGTCATCACAGACGGGAGCGAAGGCAATGCGGCAGCAGCGGGAGTAGCAACAGTTGCAGCAACTAATAATCCGGATGCTAACAGCGTAGAAAATGATAGTGTCACACGTGTTAATGCGTACAAGGACATCATAAGACAGTTCATTGGAAGTGGTAATGAAGGGGAGCGAATGCAAAAAGGTGCTCTTCTTATGCAAATAGGCGGAATGCTTATGGCAGGAAAATCAGATGATCCTGGCCTCCGCGGTTTCACTGAAATCGTAGGACAGGCGGGGATGCAGGCAGCGCCAATGCTTTTTGAGATGGGAGTCGAGAAAGGAAAGGCCGAGCGTGAAATAGGACAGGCAGCATTACAGCTTTATATGTCTCAGATGGATGATGACAAACGTTCAGGCGACTTTGTAGCTGTATGGGACAATGTCTACGACATGAAGGACGGAGCGATACAGTATGATAAATATAGTGGTGCACCAAAACTTAAGAACAGGCACTTAGTGAGCCAGTTCCGTGCGAACAGCTCGGAGATGGACTGGTTTATGGACCAGAATAATGCACTAGGATACCCACGCTACACGTTCCAGCCGTCAAGCGGCACTGGACCGGGTCTATTTGGCATGACTGCACCAGGTGGTGAACAGTCATCAGCTTATCTCTTAAGTAAGGCACAGCGTGATCAGATGATCAAGTTTGCAGGCTACTTGAATAGGCCTTTGACTGCAATGGCAACTACTATCATGCCAATGATGATGGAAGGAAGAAACACCCTCATTGGATATCCAGGAGCAATTGGACGTACCTTTGGTGGTACAGCATATATCGCACAGGATCTGGCTAAGATGATCAGTGCTGGATTTGGCGAAGATGCGATGATGAAGACTGGTGATAAGACTTACGCTGTTAATAAAAGCAGTTCATTAGGAAAATTTTACAATCAGATATTAGGAAATGGAGTAGAGGGATCACAGTATAATTCCATCAACGCCGACGGTGGTATGAATGACCAAGGCATTACGGGAATGTCAATGGCAGTCCTGGAGGCAGCAACCCCTGATCAGTTCGTTGAAATTCCTGGCATGGGAAATATGCCTGTCTTCGTTGACACAAGAGGAAAATACGGAGTGAAAGGGGCAGCATACCTCACTAAAAGTGATCTAGAAAAAGCCCTTTTTGATCCTAGAAAATCACAACTTGAAATCTTCGAGACAACACTAGGACTTATGCTGGCAAGAAGTCGTCAGCCGACGGGTCGTATGTTGGCGGATGTTTTGAGAAGATCCTTTGCTGAAACGCAAATGACTTCTGTTCTAGACTACGCATCAAACAATCCGGAAGCGGTCATTGGAAAGTACATGGGTCTTTATAATGAGATCTACACAAACATGACTGGTGCACTCGACATGGCTGGATTTATACCAAGTGAAGGAGCAAGAACAAGAGCGGGGCAAATAGTAGCAACTAAATCATTCGCTGTTCCTGGATCAAAAGAAATGGCGCAACAGTATTACACCATGCGTGATTTTGAAATGAGACAAGGAAACAGTTTATATAACACATTTGGTCATGATATTCTAGGAATTGACATTCCATCCTACGGTGACTGGAATGGAGGCCTAGGAGCAGTCGTAGGCGTGGACAACGCGGAAACAACTAAGAGTTATCAGGAAGTGGTAGACTTTTACGACCAATATTTTGATTAATTATGGCAAACGAAGAGATTATTAAACGATATCAGGAGAGCGTCTTTGGGCAAGGTCCTACAGGAGCAGAGGACGAGACCTTTACGACGGTCTCTGAAACAGGAATTCCTGTTACGCAGGCGCAGGACATCATCCAAAGGAACCAACTGTATGCAACGGATCTTCCGTTGGCACCGATCCATAAGTTGGGAAACATTCTTATGCCAGGACAGCCGTTCGGAAAGGAAAACAGATGGCTGATGAACGCAGAGCAGAAAAAGATTCACGAAGCAAGACAGCTCGAATCACAGTCCTACATGAAAAAGAAGAATGAGGTCCGTGACCAGTTAGGAAGTATTTTTGATAAAGCACAGAAGAGAATTGAAGAAACAGATGATCCAGCTAAGAAAGATGAATACAGGAAGATGGTCCTTAAGGCGAAGAATGATATTCTTGCAGCTTCAGGACTGACGGAAGCGGACTTCGCGCCAGTGAGTGCGCCGACCTATTCCCTTTATGATGAGGCAGGACTATTTACAACTGCACCAAACCCTTATCCTGTCGTGGAAGCGGCTGGGTATATGGGACTCGGAACCTACGGAAGCATTAAAGGATTCAACAAAGGAGTTAATCTAGGGCTTGTCAAGAAATTTATGCAAGGTGCCGGTAAGGGATTTGTTAAAGGAAAGGGCGGATTCTGGGGTCGTGTTGGAGGGGCGATCGTTGGAGGAGCTCTTGGCGTAGGCGCTGCGGACTTCGGATACGAAATAGCACTTGACATTATGAACCGTGCCGGAAAGGCAAAAGCTTACATGAAGATGGATCCAAAGGAACGAACAGGATTAATAAATTCAATTGTCAATCCAGTTCTGGCACTAACACCAGAGGCGTTAACCTTTGGGGATGAGGGAATTAACAGGCCATCTCTACCGGAGAGAACTCAAAACGCTATCGATGCGATGGTATTTGACGCTGCGGTCAGCGCGGCATTCTTTGGAGTTAGACCGGCCTATCTAATGGTAAAGAAATTTGGAGGTGCTCTTGGTGGATTAAAAACAAAGCCACCCGCATCACAGCTGTACAAAGGCGAAGACCCATTATCAAAAGAATTATGGAAAGATTTAGGTGCCCCTACACCGCATGAAATTCTTGCGGCTGAACAGGCACTCGCAAAGTTTGACCCTGTTAATATTGTAAAAGTAGGAAAGAAACCTGGAGCGATATGGGCTAGTGGAGAAAGAAATCTTCCAGTGACGGAAAAAATCCAGATGAACATTCCATTCATTGGTGGTGCGGCGACGCGCCTGATGAAATCAAAGGCATTCAACTGGCTTGGGCCAGCATCAAACAAGTCTGATAAATGGCTACCGGAATTGGACACAATAGCTGGCACTACACTACCAAGATATTCAGTGGCAGGACGACCTCACATCGGAACATTTGTAAATGCTTTCCAGCGTGTTCCTGCGTTCGGCGGACCAATGAGAGCAGGAATTCAAATTGCTGGAGAGGCGCAAAGAATTCGTGCAATTAATATGCTTGGACGATTCGCCCCATATATTACCACAATGGAAATGGGTGTTGATTATCTTAAGCTTTCAGGAAAGGCGGCGGAAGGATTCAGAAATGCGGCAGTCAAATACGACAAGGAACTTTATGAGGCAGCAAAAAGTGCAGGTGCAATTATTAGTGATGATGCACTCGTTGCAACTACCAAGGAAATTCTTCATCGTGCTTCTAAATTAACCGGAGATGCAAGAAGATCGTACGGACCATTTACCCAATGGCTGAGAAAACATATCCTCAAGGCAGAGGAAGGATGGGAGACAGGAACAACAATCCTCAACCCTGGACGACGAAGTATTGGGGAGTTCTATCAGATTAAAAGAAAAATGGATAAGGCATGGGCGAGCAAGAGTTGGCAGAAATCAGCAGAGACAGGACAGCTAGGGGATGATATTGAGGCGCTTTACAAGGCGTTTGAAACGGACATTGGAAGCCTAGGAAA